GTTGCTCATGCCACCGAGTGTGTCATTGCGCCGCCAGATGTAGTTCTGCATGTGCGCCAAGACGTTGTACAGGTCGTTGCCACGCTGGGTTCCCATGTTGGCAGCAACGCGTCTCAGGTTACGCATCTCGTTGATGACCGCTTGACCTGGGCCGTTGACCTCGAGGTTCAGGGTGCTGTTCTTGTAAGCGCCTGCTAGGTAGCAGATGACCCACGCGAACTGGTAGGTGTTCATCTCTGAGGTGGCGAACTCAGCCACTTGTTCCATTCCATCTGCATAGCAACGATAAACCTGAATGCAGAATCGATCAGCCCAATCAGAAGAACCATAGGCAGGATCAGCGCCAATAACATAATATCCGTTATCCACAGGTTCTTCCCAGAGCGCGAGCGTAGCCAGACGCTCCGTGGTGCGCATGAGCGTTGTGTCTTCAAAGTTAGCTCCCATGTTGAAGCGGTAGTAATCAGGGGTTGTCTTCTTGGCAACCTTTGCCATCTCTGTACACCGAGCGGTAGAGAAGAAACTGGTTCCCGTCATAACAAAGGCGTAATCCTCAGTCGGAGGAAACTCCTGGTACATCAGGCTCTCGTCCTTAATGCCTTCGTACATCTTCCAACGCCACCACGCCATCTGACGCGAGTTGATCTCGACGTTGTATAACTTCTTGATTTCTTTAGTCCATTCTTTTTCTTCAGGACTCAGCTTGCCATCCCAGTAGACTTTGTAGATGTCAGACTTGGCATCGGCAGCGTAGAACTGGTTGCGCCACCAGCCGCAGAAGATGGCGCGTTGTGTTCTCGCCTTCTTCGACGTTGTGTACATATCGTGGAAGAGATTAAAACCGCGAGCAGTGGATTCCCACAGATAGAGACGCAATGGGTTTGTTTCTGCAAGCGAGGCGAGCAGGGAGGCAAGACCTTCTTCATCACCGTAAGAACTTGTCTCGGTGGAGTGCAAGTAAGTGATAGCTTTGCCGCGCCCTAGAGAGCCGTTAGCGCGAGTACCAGCAACTTGGTAGTAGAGCCTACTGCGGTTCTTTAGAATCAACTGGGTGCGGTTATGCGCGGTCACAGGGATACGGTATTCAACCGGCAGGTTCTGCATGTACATGTCCAGCGTAGTTCTGAACATGTTGCGTGACTCTTCGTCGTGTGTGACCAGCGTGCCAGCAAAGCCTGGGTTCTTGAACTGCCAGTACAGATCGAGCGCCAGGCTAACCGTCGTGATACCGAGCTGCCGCCCTTTGAGGATGACAAAGTAGTGAACGTCTTGCTCAAGACCTTTGGCGATCTCTTCCATCACATAGGTTTGAGTGCCAAGGAATCTGTCACCCAACTTCATGATGCCTTGCTCTTTGGTCTCGACGGAAAGCTGCGAGCAGAAGCGGTAGAACTGTTTGAGATCAAACTTCATTTTTCTTCTGCCGGTAAATGTCTGTCATGTAACGCTTGAGCTTGGTCGTATCTCGCCCGTAGTCGCGCTCCCGATACAGCAACTCCTCTCGCCGCTTCTTCTTTGACCGCAGTTTCAGCAAACGTCTTGCCTCGCACTCGGTGCGCCAGTCGTCGCACTCATTGCACACCTCGCGTCCATCCCACAACTTCACCATCGGCCCGTCCTCACACTTCTGGCAACCTAAGCAGTCATCAAGGTAAGAGTTCTGACAAGACGTACTTGGCAATGCCATAGTCTTTGTTCCACATTTCGTGCTGCACCAACTCGTAGTCAGCCAGCGCGTAATCAAGATCACGCCGGTTCTTCGCCGAGTGATACTCAATCAGAAAGATTTTCGGGTTCTGCTCCATGCGATAGATGATCTCCAGCTCCGCACCCTCAGTATCTATCTTCACAATGTCAGCAGCGGGCAGGTCATTCGGGTGAACCACCTTCACCGTCTCCCCATCACCCACCTGTTCACGCCCTTGGTACAAACTTGCTTCACCACAATTGTGGCGACCATAGAACATTTGCCGATGACCAGGCTCACCAATGGCCACATTGGAGCAAACCACCCGCCCACCAAACTGCTCAACGTTCTTCAGCAGCAACTCAAAGTTCTTCTTGATCGGCTCAAAGCAATAAATCTTGGCATGCGGCCAGCGGTAAGCAGCCCAAACCGCAAACCCACCCACGTTGGCACCAATGTCCAAGATCACAGGGTCACTAGCGTGATACCCAATCTCGTACTCACCATCAAAAATCTTCCCTACGTGCACCACCATCTCGTCAGGAATGATCATTCCACCCTCCACACACGAACCCCAGCCCCCTCAGTGCGGGCAACGTAACGCCGATTCAGCTTCTTACCCCAGCGCCAGTTGGTGTTCAGCATCGTCTCCAGCCTCACACCAATCACCAAGAACGATTCACCTACCTGCATCTCACGGTACGGATAACTATTCCGCACCACAGATTCCGGCATAGGCACGTTTGTATCAATCTTCATACTCGTCTCCTAATCAGGAAAACACAGGATACAGGAAATTCCATTTTTTTCTTGGGGGGAAGAGCGTTGGGGGACACGCACGCCACACGCCCAGGCCCAACTCATAGGGCCACCGGACGCACACCGAGCATCGACTACGCGCAGACAGTCCCGACCCAATCCAGAACGCGCATCATGGCGAGCATGAGCACGTGCAGTGCATGTGATGGCGGGGAGATCCGGCCCCTTTTGGTCAGAGGGCGGGGAGTAGTCCATCTCCATACATTGAGACATCCCTCGCCTGCCCCCTATATATATGTGTAATAACCTGTACCTATCACACAGTATCTATACATAAGAATAAACAACGAATAAACATGTAACAGGCACTGGCTCTCAAGATTGCCTGTGTGCTATTTTGCATGTGTGCAGTCGATGCACACTATCTAACCTTGGAGGGTTACATCATGAAAGCATACAAACACCTGGTTAAGTCTGCACTGAAGCATGGACACACTGTATGTGTGTGGGACGGCGAAGCGTGGGCTGAGCGCGAGAGCACTAGCCAAAAAGCAATTTTCGCCGCCATCGAATCTGTCGAAGAGGCGGAAATCAGGGTTTGTGACGCAGACGGCATTCTTGTTGGCTGGGCTTTGATTGTGCCGTTTGGGCTGGAAGACGACGAAACTGTAGTCGATGCTAGTGGGCTGAAGTTTTGGGATCACCACTCGACTGTAAATTTTGGGCTTTAGCCAGACTCATCTAGGGCGGCTCACGGGCCGCCTTATGATGCGCCTCGCATCGACAAACCTGGGAGGGTTACATCATGAGCATTTACACTGATAACGGCTTTGCTAATCGACGCGAGTATTTGCTGGATCTTGCAGACGAGCACGGCGTCGATGCTGAGATTGTTTTCATGCTGGCAAGCGTGCTCGGCTCGAGTGAGGATTTTGACGGCTTGGTTTGCGAGCTCGAGGATTATGTCTATCTGAATGGCTAGCAGGGTTCATCTAGGGCGCACTGCGGTGCGCCTTATGATGCGCCTCGCATCAAACCTGGGAGGGTTAGACAATGGAAACAATCAAGCTTTACAGTAAGCCGCGCACTAAGGCACAAGCCGAAGCTATCGCCGGCAGCTTGGGCGAGCCTAGCAAGATGCCAGGCTATGCCTACGGCATCAGCGCAACACACTGCCAGACAGGCGGAAAGCTTGCAAAGGTTGCGGGTAGTGTGTGTTTCAATTGCTACGCCATGAAGGGACACTATCTACAGACAAGCGTAAAAAAGGGACACGCCAAGCGTGAGGCTAACCTAGCATCGCCTGAATGGATCGACGCCATGATCCTAATGATCGGCCGCACTGGTACTGACTACTTTCGCTGGCATGACAGTGGCGACTTGCAAAGCTTGGGCCATTTGCTGGCGATTGTGCGAGTCTGCGAAGCTTTGCCAGACGTTAACTTTTGGTTGCCTACACGGGAAAAAGCGATTGTTCGACAGTATCAGCGCGCTATCGGCGCATTTCCGTCAAACCTAGTCGTGCGTGTTTCAGGCGCGATGGTAGACGGCGCTGCGCCAGCTGGATTTGCCAATGTGTCTGTAGTCGTGGCGACTATTGGCGCTACTGGTCACGAATGCCCAGCGCCGAAGCAAGAAAATAAATGCATGGATTGCCGCGCGTGCTGGATGCCGAGCGTGCAGTGCGTGACGTATCATAAACACTAAGGGAACATCATGACACGCATCGTTTACAACAAACTATTAGCGGGCTGGTACATCGTGCGCGGCCCGCATCAATCGCCGATAGGCGGGCGTTATGAAACTAAAGCGGCCGCTCGACAGGCGCGCGCAAATCGGAAAGGGGCATAGCATGAATCAAGCAATTTCCTGGCTAATCGTTGACGACGTGCCGAACTCACACATTGGATATCGCGCCATTGTGGAAAGTGACGGCACTACAGTTTGCAATCCGTCACCAATGGGTGAGGATAACGCCCGCCTAATCGCAGCCGCGCCTGATTTGCTGGATGCACTGCTGAAACTGTTGTTTGAGCATGATGCCATTTCAATGCAACGTGACGGCACAATAGACGATCGCTGGCCTTACGCGGCTCGAATCGCACGCGCAGCGATTGCCAAAGCAACGGAGGGCACAGCATGACACGCGATATGTGGTCACCGTCCAGGCGCAGATCCTGGCATGAGCGGCATCCAGTCCTATCCGAGACGCTAAGCATGATTGCCTGTGTGTTGGGCCTGTGTGGTCTCATTTATCTGGCGCTGCTGGTAGTCACCTAAAATACATAACCTAGTCATACACTTATGGGCGCGCATCCCGCGCCCTATAGGAGACCATCATGCCCTTTTTCCGAGTGACCAATTACTTTGTTTCAACCTTCTACACCGAAGCCCCCAGCGCCACCGAAGCCCTAAGCGAAGTCGAATCCGGCGAGCTGGACGCAGACGAATCAACGGACGAGTACGTCGTGTCCGAAATCGAAGTCGAGGACGACGAGGACACCGACGAGGACGAAGCCGAAGCCGAGCCGGAAGACGAAGACGAAGAACAACCCGAAGCCGCATAACGCGCCACAATCGATTCTATCGGGGCGGGTGAGGTAACCATACCAGCCCGCCCCTTTTAACGCGCTACACGCGCTCATAGGAGGCCAGAGGTGTATCCAGACAATTACAGACCAAGCGACTATCGCGTCCCGCGCTCAATGCGAGAGGCTTTCCAAGACGATCAACCTTTGTCAGTGAACGACGACCAGGCGCCCGAGTACTGGGCTTGGTTCCTAGCAGGTTGGGCCGCTTTCGTCTTCATCTGGGTCGGTTGGGGCTGGCTTTAACGGTCTAATCGCCATTCACATGTGATTCATACACATGTGATTCACAGACATGTGAATCAATTACATGTGTCTTACTTATTTGTGTACTTGTTTTTTAGAGATAGAGTTTTGGTATGTCTTATGTGTCTAACAAACCATTACATACGTAATGGTTACATGTGGATAAGACACATGTGATTTATCCACATGTGAATAATCCACATGTGTATTCTTTCTGTGTACATATATAGCAAGACTCATGCCATGCTAGGGTTGACGATGGTTCTGGCGTACTCCCCATGCGCCTGATGGTAGGTGATGCACTGGGCATCGCGCTGTGATCTGTATCCCGCGTTGTGTGCCCATAGGTCGTTGGGTTGCAAGATGCGGTGGGTCTCGACAGCAACACCTGGCAGGTCTTTCAGCGACTTATGGTGTACATGTCCAAGGTGCGCGTAGCGATGGGTAGACTGTCCCCACATGATCGCTTGGTCACACGCCATCACCTGCGCCATTTGGTCCGGCTTCACTGTGTCACCGTGAGTTGCGGCCAGCATCACTGACCCAAACTGACGGTAGTAGAACTTGCTGGCGCTGGTCTCAATGTGTACGCGTGGTTCCAGCTCATACGCTACCTGTAACCAAAGAGACAGGTCGATAGCGCTGTGGTCGTCATGGTTGCCAATCAGGTTCCAGACAATCACCTGCTGGTGTTTCTGCAAACACATCTGGATCATTGAGCGCAGGATTCTGAATCCTACTTTTCTAACCTTGGCATAGCGTCCGTCTACGTCTAGGTGGTGGCCGCTGCGGGATGTCGTGTTGCTGCCATCGTCCGCGTGGAAGTAGTCGCCTAGGTTGAGCAGGATGCAGGCAGAGGCAGATGGGGCGCGAGCCACTAGGTCATTGTGGCAAGCCGTGAAGAGAGCTTCAGCGGCGTTTAGGTCATGGTCTTGGCCTGTCTCCTCGGCCCAGGATCGCATGCCTATGTGGGGATCGCCGTAGACGTAGACGTTCAAGAACTGGTCGTCTGTCGAGTGCATCAGGGAGGCGGGTTCTATACGCGGGATGTCGTCTCTGAACGCCTCTAGAAATGCTTCCCTAATTTCCTCGGGGGTTCCCCTGTTTTCCCTGCTCTTGACCCATTGACCCCTAACCTTCCCTTCCTGGTCATAATAGGTGCTGACACCTTTGACCACATAACCCTGCGGCACTGGGTGAGTCATATCGTGTTCTGGACTCACTCCTTGCCTCGCTGCCCTGCGCCTTAATCGCTGCAATCCACGCTCAATTGCGCGGCAGGAAATCCCCAACCTCTTCGCCGCTGCCATCTGGCTACCAGTCTCTTCGATGGCATCCAGGAACTCATGCTCCCTGACGGTGGCGTACTCTCTGAGTGAATTAAACATAGTCTTACCTCCTTAACGTAAGACCATGTTTCCATTATAAGTTTGCAATTTAGTGAAAAATTGTTGTTGACACAAAGAAAACAAAGCGTGTACGTTTGCATCACCTCATCACTCGATGAGGCTGGTCTACCACGGAGGGCGAACCATGAGACCTTACAAGCTGTGTCGTGACTGCCGACACTTCGATCCTGACACCGTCAACTGTTTGATGGAAAAGGCTAAGCAGATCAATGTCGTAACGGGTGACGTTATGTACATTACCGCTTATGGCATGCGTAACAACTATGACCTGTGCGGGCTAGGCGCAGCCTACTTTGAACACTTCCCTGATGTGATGGCAGAGCCGCTGCCGGAAGAGCCGTTCTGATGAACCGCGATGACATTATCCGTATGGCGGGACACAGAGAAGTGCCGCCTTGGGCGTTGAAGTTAGT